TCAACCTGCGCTAGCTCGGCCTCGGTGAGGGGCTGCGGGTCAGGCGTTGGAGTGGCCATCCGCTTCTCAGGAGCCCAATTAGCAAGTTCTTCCATTTCCTCTTTACCAAATGGATTAGGAAGTCCTCTTGGTGGTCCTGCTTTTCCTCGTGGCATTATTTACCGCCCACATTCTTTGTGAGCTTGAAGATGCCAACGGCATCCAGGCCCAGGACGACAATCATCGCAGGTGGAAAGACGGCCACGAGTGCAACCAGGATAATGGAAAGCGTGATTGCACAGAGCGGCGCGAATCGAGAGTCCATTCCGGCCTGCTTGAACGCCTCAGTGATGCCTACGACGGCAAGACCGATGGCGGCAAAGAGCTCAGTTTGCTCGGGAGTCGGGCCTGTCGGCATTTCGAATTCTCCTTTGATTGATAGGGTGATATGGGAATATACTAATTATTGGCGAATTACCTGGGAATTACTCCCCGCGATCATCGTCTGGCAGTCGTTCGATGGGTTTTGTGCGTGAATTTACTATTCGCTGAATTAGTAGAATAATTCCCACAATCACTCCCAGTCCTACCCAGAAGCCAAGTGCGAGCAGAGCTACCAATTCAACAATCACTCGCTAGAAGTCCCACCCACGCTCGCGCGCTAGAGGAAGAAGTTTATTGGCAGCGAAGGTTATCTTGGAGAGTCCGTCAGTATCGGAATACGCACCGAAGACCAACCTTCGGCATTCGCGCCAGTTTTGATCGAGGCAAGCCTGCAACATTCCTGGTTTTCGTACAAAGAATGAGCAAGCTGTCGCAAACCCAACTTCCCGATCAAGCACTTGATTTGGATTGGCGACCAAATCCAGCGGATCTCCAGCAGACGTGTAGATGACACCATGGTCCTTAAGGTCCGCGTCAGCTGCGGCGTAGGCTGAAAGATGCGTAAGCTGGATCGGTCCGCGACCGTGGTAAGCGATGCCTCCTTCATAGGGAGCGTGATGGACAGTATCGGCGTACCAGGCGTTGCGAGCAGCCTCAGAGTTGAGGTAATATGCCTCGTTAACGCTATCGAAGCGTCCGCTCTCCTTGGAAATGTTGCCGATAAGGCCCACCAGGATGCGCGGATCTTGAATATTCCAAACTCCGGCGTACCGCCACAATCTGGGCCAATTGTCCTCGACGTTTGCTCCCCATTCGGCGGTTATCTGAGCCGCCTGTGCAACCTCATCAGCTGTCCAGGGAAGCGGCTTCACCGAGAAAGGGGGCGAGCAACGTCGCCAGCTCCTTGAGGGACGCGTCGCCCGAGATATCCGCGATCTTGTAAACGCCAGTGGCGCCGTCCATCCGAGTGACTTCGATATAGATGCCGGTGTTGCGGAGACTGAACTTGGAGCGTTCCATGAACTGCTGACCAGTCATGACCCCGCCCCAATCGCCGCCCAGGTACTTGCCCTGGTCCTCCTCCGCTATCAAAGTGAGATCCTGGAAATTTAGTAGAACAGGTGCGTCTGCCATTTCGATTTCTCCTTGAGTTGGAATTGATTCCGATGTAGAATTTGTTGGATTGTCAACAGAAACTGTCATACCGTGATTGAGAGCGCCAGCGGCGTAACCAACCTCAGCCACGATCTCTGGATAGTCGATGTAGCCAAGCTGGGCGCTCTCGCCATTTGAAAGTAGTGCTTGAGTATTGCTCCAAGAGAAATAGGTTGCGACTTCTACCCCCATTAGATTCATTGCGGACATAATTGCGGCGTACTGATTGAGGTGAAACACCCCAGGAGTCATGTTCCATTCAAAACAACACCAGGGGTGATGTCCAAAATCGTCCTCGTACCGTTTGATTAGGTCCATGAAATCCTTGTAATGCTTTACATAGGCGTGAATATCCACGCGAATATTCTGAACGACTTCGTCGGTATATTTCGGGTCCGTAGCCAGGAGATCGAAAAATTCATGAAGCCAACGTGTACTCCCGGAAATCTGCCCGCCGACAACTTGAATAGTGCGCTCGCCTAGGAATTCGTTGTGATACTGCGAAATGGCGCGAGCAGCGTCTCGCCACAGAGTCAGATAGTCTGATGGAGTCATTCGCCAGGAAGCGGGAGACTCACCCTCTGGAAAATAGATCGCGTCGGGCTCGTTTCCAACAATTAGATATTTCGGATGATAGTCCACAAGAAGGTCATAAATGTACTTTCTACGTTCTGTGTGGATATTTCCAGGAGTGAGCGGTGGGAACGCGTCGCTGTCCAAGCAGAGTGCAAGATCTAGACGAGCGAGCTTCCATTCATCGGAATAAGTACGGAGCGCATCGCGCTGATCGATTCCTGGACGCGGACACTGCCGCACTAAAGCGAAATCGAAAAGTTCGGTGGCAGTGGGTGCGGCGGCGGGATTGAAGATGTCGACGCACATACCGAAGCTGGTGTGACCCTCAGTTGGGCGTTTGTACTCTCTCAGTAGGTAAACGGGCGGGTAGGAGGAGATGTTTTCGGATTGTTCCATCTCAGATACTAATCCTCTTCAAATTCTGGATAGGTGACTTTGACGCCGAAGAACATCATCCCCGACTTCACACGTTTGGCTTGAATTCCTCTGGAACTCAGGACAGATTTAAATGCTTGGGCGGTTATTGCGCGCTCGTGATGAATTGTGCTCCAATCTGCGTACGCTCGGTACATTTCGGATGTCATGACACGTGCGTTGGGACTCATTTCACAACGTTCTGCGATGAAATCGCCAATTACATCCATTTCTTGGCGATACGTCTCGCGGGCCTGAATCACGCCTGGTGGATCTTTCAGTCCGTCGTGCTGCCACTTTCGGCATCCTTCCACTGCCCACGCCAGGATTCCTGGAAGCTCTTCGGCGATAAGTCGCTTGGCGAGGGACTTATCTTGCTGCTCTCTGGGAATCGTGACGGTGAAAGGTATGAGGGTGATTCTTCGCCAGAATCCGTTTGAGGAGTCCCGAACAACGGGCTTATGATTGGTTGCCATGAATATGTGCATCGATGGTCGATATTCAAATTCAGACTGATAGAGGAAACGTGCGGTGATGAGGTCTCCACCAGTGAGAGACTTAATAAGGGCAGGAGCGATCCGTCGCCCCTCTTCAGACTCACTAGCAGTGACGAATCGTGCCCCTCGTAAACGAGCGATGTCGGTGCGGGTGGAGTCGGCAGACTTCTGGAGGAAGGTGGAGAATTCGGCATTTCGCGCGTATTCACCCATAACTTCCCTAAGGACTTCCAGGAAAACCGTCTTTCCATTGGATCCGCTCCCATGTAGAATGAAAGCTTGATGCTCAGACGTGTCTGCCGACAAGGCATAGCCGATGGAACGCTGGAGGAACTCGACCATTTCTTCGTTATTGTTCATAATTTTGAGAAGGAAAGCTAACCACTGCGGGCAGCGCGCGGACGCGTCATACGAACAGCCTGCGATACGAGTGATATAGTCATCCTTATCAAAAGGTTGGAGTCCGCCAGTGATGAGGTTGAGTGTGCCGCTTGGTGTGTTGAACAAGTACGGGTTACGGTCGAGTGCGTCACTATCGATGGAAACGTCTCTGAGACTGCGGGCAATGCGTGGGATGGCGAGCAGGCGACTCACGTTCTGTGAGGTTATAGCCCACTTAGCAATAGCAGTCTGCCGATCGCTATCGGGCTCGTACATCGCCTCTTCGTAAATCTTGCGTACAGCCTCGGTGGCGAGCTGGAGAATCGTCTCCGATGTATCCTCTTGCCAGCGACGACCGTCCCAAATTAGCCAATGTCCGATTTGGGGGCTATAACGTATGTTGTGACCGAAATACGTAACAAGTCGATGAGCATTTCCAAGGTCTGTGAGGGGGAACTTTTTGACGTCAGATTCAGCAGAGATCCAGTCACGAATCCGAACAGCATTCTGTTCTCCGATAACCTCACCAAGCGAGGGCCAACCGGTAGTTCGTTCACCTTCATCAAATGACTTCGCAGTATCGCGCACTGTGCGCAGTCGGTCACCAACTTCTCGGTCGTTAGCAACACGGCACACGGCCTCCACATATTGCTCGATATCAGCGAGTGTCCATCCCGCACGGAGTAAAGCTCCTGATAGGTGGAGTGCAGCCAAGTGTCGAGAGCCTGTGTCTGGCCAACATTTTGACAAGAGGACAGCCGAGGCCAAGAGATTGCAGGAGGCGATGAGTTCGCGGGGTTCGATTTCAAGGATCTCCTCTTGGCTCTCCCACTTAACTGCTTCGCCGGTGGGGTGCATAGACCCTGGCAGCATCGTCTGATGGCCATTGGCACGTATTTCGAGTAGCATGCTGCCGTCAGGATCTTTGTACGATTTGTACTTGAGAGGATCCGTGACGGTGTAAAGCCAATGCGAGCGACGTTTGCTCTTGCGACCGAAGACCATTCCAGTTTTGGGGAGGAAGTACGGAGCGAGGAGAATTGCCTCGGCGGCATCAAGATCAATATCGATAAGTCCGTTGATCCCTAGGACTACACCGATATTGACTTCTGTGCGGTCAAAAAATGCGGGGAGTTGCTCCTTATTGATAATCTTATTTTGCCAGTCATTATCGATGGGCTGCTTAGTGCCAGCGCGGAGTGGGATGATGCGCCAGCCGCGTTCTAGGTATTGACGTGCTACGTCGTAGGATGCGGTCGTCATTGAAAAATCACCCTGGCAGAGGTTTTTAGAGTGCGACGCCTGCGGTTAAATACGAAGAGGCACCACTGGGAAATGGCTCACAACCGTCCATTTCCACGTCGGACTCGAGTTCTTCGGGTCCTACAAAGAGCTGATAGGTGGGGATCTTGAATACCCGCGCGTACGCGGAAATCGCCTTGTCCGACAATCCCCGATCGTGTGTTTCGTGTTTGCACACGGTGCTAAGGGCTTGATTAGTCAATGTAGCCAGCTCCTCTTGAGTAAGACGGCTACGCTCGCGCAGGAATTTGACTCGATTTTTGCGAACTGTGGCCTGCACTGGAACTCCCACTATTGATTAAACAAAATTAACAAAGAAAAGGCGGTCAGCCGATTTAGCACGAAGGCATCGGCTGACCGCCTCGGTCGGGGGTAGATCGGCAGGCCGGCGAAACCCGCCGGAGGTATATTGACTCAACCGATCGACCCGAAAGGCGACATCCCCGCGTCACACGTAGTACGAATATCGGGGTAGTCGCGAGGCGTCTGGTGCTGAGACGGCAAAACATGCGGTCCGCGCACCGTGCGCCAGTTGTCGGGGTTAGGAGACTGACCTAGGATGCCCCTTAAAGTGGATGGACGTGGGCTCAATGGCGCAGCGTATGGTAACGCTGCAATGACGTCCATTACCGGCCTTCTGATGTCAGAGCAGCGCGAAGCTGATGATGATCTTAGGCGGGAGTTGGACGATTTGCCGATACCCAGGCGTCCTGGGGCTATTAGTGCTGCAGTAAAGCAGTCCACTGCCCCTCCATTAGCGGCGCGACCCCGGCCGCATGCCGCCATTAATAGTATACACCCCGGCCAAATCTGCTGTCAAGTATATATTCACACTAGATATAGGTGATGTGATTATTACGAAGAAACCGGCGCTTGACAGGCAGAAAATCCGCATGGTATACTCCCCAGTAGGACTAACTACTACTTCTAGGTTCGGGTTTGTGCTAGATCAACCACCAAGACAACATAGAATAGTCCGAAAATTCTATGAGAGCGATATTCAAAAAGGGATTGAGGCGGCGAAACGTTTCCCCTTTCCGGCCAACATTCCCATTGGTGATCCGGGTTTACCTACGTATGTACCGGCGATGTCGGAACAACAGTTGGAAACACGGAAGCCGTGGGAACGAATGCCACAGGAATCCGCTTTTTGGTTTCGTCAATTCACCAGGTATCTATTGCAACCTGATGAATATCGCACAGTGCTCAGTGCGTATAAATTGTATCGAGAGGCACGTGCGAGAAAACACAAAGAGGCTCTGGTAGCACTTAAACGAGGTGAGAAACGGGTTCCGCCTGAATGGGCGGAAGCTGCTATGCGCTTTCGTTGGATAGAACGCTCGCTTGCGTGGGATGAAAGCGAAGCTGATTTGATGCGGCAAACATTTGAACATGACCGTATCAAAGAGCGCGTATTACGTATTAAAATTCTTCGCGATTTCCGCCATAAGGTCGTCGATGCGATTGAAATGCTCAATCCTGGCGATATGCAATGGCGTGAAGCGATGGCCGGCCTTCGAATGGTGACAGAGCAACTTCGAACAGAGTTCGGGGATAACCCTGCGCAACGAGTTGAGCATACTGGCCCTGAGGGAGGGCCAATGTTGCATGCGCATCTAGTTGGTATCACAGAACTCTCGGACGAGGATCTCGATGAGAGAATTTCACGCCTTCTCACCACAGAAAGACAGCTTGCAGGAGCTGGCTCTTCTTCTTGAGGAGCGCGACCGTCGTCGTCGTACGGAACTTCGGAATAAGATCCAACTAGCTGCAAAGCAGCATGTTCTTACACCCGATATTGTTGAAGCGTATGCGGCACTTCATCTTACCACAGATGATGGTCAGCCGCTCCGTGCATTCCCACACCATCGTCTGTGGCTTCAATTCATGTGCGATACAGATGTCAATAAACTTCTGATTATCGCACCCCCTGAGTCTGCTAAGACGACTTGGACCATTTCGGCTTATCTCGGCGCCCGCATCGGCATTTGGCCCGAATCCAACGTGATTATTGGATCTGTGGCTGAAAGTGTCGCTGAAAAACGTAGTCTGAGTTTGCGCGGTATGGTTGTTACTGAGGAGTGGCAAGAGACTTTTCCAGACGTTCTACCGGTTGCATCCAAGGCCGGCCTGAAATGGGAAACTCGGGAATGGTCGGTAGCGCCAGGCGGAATTCCCTCTCCAGGACGGCTGCACCCCACCATTTCGGCTTATGGTACTGGTGGTTCTATTACCGGATCGCGCGGTGACTTGGTACTTGCTGACGACCTTCTCGACTACGACAACACCCGTACGCAGCATCAACGCGAACAAGTTGATAATTGGCAACACAATTCGTTGCTTCCGCGTCGAAAGTCAAAAGTCGGCCGAGCGTTTGTGATCGGCACTGCCTGGCATCCAGAGGATATTTATTCCACAGCACGATTCGATGGATCGTGGCAGGTAGTGCACAGTCCACTTTTGTCGGAATCCGAAAAGGTGTATGCCTTCATTTCGTATCCAAGCAATTATAAGGGTCGAAAGCTTGGGGAGCCGGTTGCACCTGAGGATGCAATTGCGATGCGTCCTGAAAATGAACAGATGATTGACGCGATCCGCCAAGCTGAGGATTATGCCAAGTCTTCAATATAGGTATCTTCTTCATGAAAACGGACCGGCGCTATGGCCCGAACATAAGCCTTTAGCTGAAATTCTCGAGATTCAGGCGACAACGCCCCCGATTATTTGGGAGTCAACCTATCAAGGTAATCCGAAAGCCGGTGCAGGTTCACTCTTTGAACGAGAATGGTTCCGGGATAACCGGTTTAACCTACCGCTCCATCCTGGCGATTTCCAGTCTGAGTGCGTTGCTCGCTGGATTTCGTATGACACAGCGTTTAAAGATACGACAACCTCTGCTTTCACTGCGCGAACTGTTATCGAGCTACGACCCGATTATCGTGCGCGAGTTATGAGCGTGTGGCGTGATCGTATCACAATGCCACGCTTGCTTGATCAGATGAAGAAAGATATTGCAAACTTCAATTATGATGGCAAGCTGTGGGGTTGCATTATTGAGGATAAAGCCTCTGGAACCTCTGCTTATCAAACTCTCCTTGACGAAGGTGATGATAAGGTCCGAGAAATTCTTGTGGCTTTCAATCCGGGGACTGATAAGATTACACGTGCAGGCCAGGCGGCTGTATGGTGTAAGAATGGGTCAGTGTTGTTGCCGGCTCCTTCTGACCAATGCCCATGGCTAGCCGTGTTTGAAGCAGAGCTATTTTCGGTTCCTAATGCATCATATATGGACCAATGCGACGCTTTTTCACAAGCAGTTCTATGGATTGAACACTTGCTTGCTGAGGGCTTCCACGAGCGGATTAAGAAGCAGGCGGAGATGTAAATGCAGGGGACCATTCAGCGTCTTTCGCGTGCTATTGGATTCTTCCAGCCGCCTGCGCCGATGCCGGTTATTGAGCCATTATTTAGCAGTCGTACTGGCTTGTATCAGCTCCTCATGGCTTATTATCTCAACAACGATTTGTACGATGAACTCCAGCGCACTCTGCGTGATGACGCTGTGTGGCATGAAGCGATTCATGCAATCCGGAATCCGGCATTTCGAGTTGTTGAGTTCTATGCCTCGCATATTTGGCCGGGCAAATTGGAAGATGCGCTTCCTATTGTAATACCAGATAAGAATCAGGCGATGGCTGACGCCATTCAAAGTGTGTGGCGTTGGAGCAACTTCGAAGTCCGTAAGATGCCGCTCGTGCGCAAGGCGGCTATCTATGGTAGTATGTTTATGAAGGTGTATGAACATGACGATCAGGTGTGCTTTCAGCTCATCGATCCCACGTACGTAACGGATTTTGATGAGGATGAACGAGGATTCGTTACCTACTTACGAATTGATATCCCCATCATTGAACGGGACGGTGACGACAAGATCCGAAAACTCCATACAGAGATATGGAGCAAGGATCTCGGTTCGTACCGTGTATGGGAAGCCGAGAACGCTACGTTCCCGATGTATGAGTTGGGTACACCAACTGAGGAATATTCGTTGGAGTCGATGGGTATCGACTTTGTGCCTTTTGTTAATTTTCGCTTTCGTGATTTGGACGAGTATCGAAATACTGGAGTGGGTGCTTTCACTCTCCAAATCGATAAGATCGACGAGGCTAATCGATCCGCAACTCGACTACACGAAATGCTTTTTCGACATGATGGTGTGGTGTGGGCTCTAGAAGCCAACGCAACAGACCCTGCAGGCCGCCCGCTCCCCGCTCCACGCATTACACGCGATGCAGCGGTTAATGGCGCAGACGACTCATTTTTTATGGGACGCGATCGTTTATACCGTTTGCCTGGTAATTCCAAGCTCCGAGACATCGTGCCAAATCTCCAGTATGATTCTGCATTGAAAATCGTGCAAGATCAGATGGCTGAACTCGAGCACGATATGCCGGAGCTTATGTATTATCGGTTAACGGATTTCCGAGAAGTGTCGGGTCGTGCAGTCCAGGCGCTCTTGTCACCAGCTATTAAACGGGCTGAGGAAGTCCGCGGAAATATGAACAATGCGCTTGTTCGTGCGAATATGATGGCCTTGACCATCGGCACGGCGGCTGGACTCTTTCCCAATTTCGGGTCATTCGATGATGGCGATCTCATGCACTCATTTGAAGCGCGAGATATTATCCCATTAACAAAGCATGAAATTGCTGAAACTGACAATATGGAAGCAACAGCGGCAAAGGCGCAGATTGATATTGGCGTGAGTCATGAGACGGCGCTTGAGAATATCGGATTTGTGTGGGAAGATGAAGTAAAGCTTCGTGAGGAAGAAGATCGCGCTGCAGCAAAACTTCAACAGGAATTGGCTCCGCCACCTGTCGCTCCAACTACTAAGACAACGGAATCGCAATTCCAACTCGACGCAAATGGGCGTATTGTTGGTAAGAAAGAGGTCCAAAATTGAGCGGAATTACCATAACATACGCCAATGAAGTGCTTGATACTGTGTTGGCAGATGGACCGCTCTATATTTCACTTCACGACGACGATCCAGGCCAAACTGGGATAAACGAAGTTGTGGGTGGTAGCTATAATCGTCAAGAGATTGAATTTGCGCCCGCTACCGATGGTCACGCCGTTTCGTCCATGGAAGTAGAGTTCACAAGTATGCCAGCGGTTACCATTACACACGCGGGCGTGTGGACCGCAGCCTCAGGTGGCGATTTTCGGTTCAATATTTTGATACCGCAAATTGCAGTAGAAGCTGGCCGAACAGTGCGAGTCAAAGCTGGATCAGCGATAGTCCATTTGGGGTAATTATGGTAAAGACTACCGCTGCTCCAACTAGTGAAATGACGGCAGAGGAATTTTGGGAAGAACCGACCAAAATTTCTCCCCCTAAGATCGATACACATCTTCATTTCATAGTGCAGTCGTATCAATCTCAGGACCATGATGGTACGTTGCACGATGTTACTACAGTTGAAATTTTTGCCGATCATTCTGATGCGGCGCTTCGTCGTGCGAAACAACTTGTTCCAGGTAAAAAGGGGTATCGAGTGGCGCAAGTAATTGAGCATTTCGGCTTGAACTACTGCGTCCACCAACACTAGATGGCAGTAGCAACCAATGTAATTTGTGGGTGGCCATCGACGGCTGCGTCCATTCCTTCGGGTTGGTCACGCGAGACGTCACTTGATGGTAAGTATCTTGTAGGAACATCGGCTGCTACTGATCCTGGCACAACGGGTGGTTCAACTACCCACACTCATACAACTTCAGATAGCCATACCCATACTGAGACACATGGCCACTCGGCAGGCGGCGCCTCTGGTGGACCTTCGGCTACGGTAGGTAGTAAGAGTGGGACTGGTACAAACTGGGGCACTAATACGCATACCCACACCGCTCCTGCTCTAAACTCTTCTGCTCCGACATCTGCAGCCAGTAGTAATCCTTCTACTAATGCGAGTGGAAATGAACCTGCTAATTGGCTGTGGGTATTTATTAAGAGTGACGGTACTCCTACTGGAATTCCCAATAATGCTACAGCTTTTTGGAATTCTACGACATTGCCTGGATCGTGGACTCAATCTGCAAACGGAAAGAACAAATATCCAAAAGGTGCGGCTGCGGCAGGTGATGGTGGGGCTACTGGTGGAAGTGACACTCATAACCATACAGCCTCTCACAGTCATACTGCTGGTGCAATTCATAATCACACTACCTCGGGATCCTCAGGTGCTCCTAGTGCAACAACTTCATTAGGAACTCAAGTTGGTACTACTCCTCCTGGTACTCATACTCATACGATTAACTCCCCTGTAAGTAATACCTCATTAACTACAGGTACTGATTCAACAACTACTACCACGGATACATGCGAACCCGCTTATAAAAAATTAATTATTGTTGCGAATGGTACGGGTGGGGCCGATTTTCCTATTGGAATCATTTGTATTTGGATTGGAACTCTAGCTACTATTCCGGCTGACTGGCTTCTATGTGATGGAAGCCTTGGTACTCCCGATATGCGAGACAAATTTCTTAAGGGTGCCAATCTAACTTCTGAGCTTGGAAATACAGGCGGAGCTTCTAACCACAGTCACTCTGCAGTAAGTCATTCGCACACGATTGCGCATACGCATGATTTCGGGTTAGCCAATGCTTCTGCTGGCACAACAACCGCTCCAGCAGCCGGCGCAACAACGATTGCTTCCGCTCATGCGCATAATGTTGGTAATGGTGGAGCCTCAGGTGCGTCGGATACTGCGAATTCAGGCTCAGGATCGTGGACTGCAAATAATAATGCTGATACGCGTCCACCCTTCTATGCAGTAGCGTTTATTCAGTACGCGGGTCCATCTGGACAACCGACGGCACGTCGTACAAGCGAAGTTGATCACGTACAAACTCGAAATTATGGTGCAACGGGAGTAAGGGTGGCGTAATGGCAAACCACGTTTCGCATGCTGCACTTCCGTATCCCATCAAGGGTTGTCGCTACACTTTGCTTATTCCATATCTGGATGCAGATGGCGACCCGACTGATCCAACCACTCCTGATACCGAACGTTCAATTGATGCGGCAGCATTTGCGGATTGTACTGAGGAAGTAAGTACAATTACCGGTTCAAATGGTATGGGATATATCACTCTAACGGGCGATGAAATGAATGGCTCACTCATTGCCGTAGCTGCTAAGGTTGCCTCTGGTCCCAAGGCTACCCTGGCGATGTTGCAGCCACGAGTATTGCCCGTTTTCCATTCAGGGACTGCGGCGGCAGGTGCGGCAGGAACTATTACTCTTGCCTCAGGTGCACTCGCAATTGATGATATCTACAATGGGATGATTATTCGAACAACGGGTGGAACAGGTGGTGCTGGCGGTTCGGGGAGCCAGGGTAATCAAGCTCGGGTTATAACGGATTACGTTGGTTCTACTAAGGTCGCGACGATTACTCCGAACTGGGAAACAAACCCAGACAGTACGACAACTTATGAAGTCCTACTGACTGAGGTATCGCTCCTCAGTTACGACGATCTGCAGATGATACGCGGATCTCAGATCAACGCGATGATTTCAGGACGACCGGATGTTAATGTAGGCGCAATGCAGAACAATGTCATTACTGCTGCAGCTATCAATGCGGATGCAATTACAGCGGCTAAGATTGCAGACGGAGCAATCGATGCTGCGACTTTCGCCGCGGGTGCAATTAATGCAGCGGCCATTGCTGCTGATGCTATCGGAGCTTCGGAACTAGCAGCAGATGCGGTCACCGAGATCCAGTCAGGCTTGGCGACAGCGGCGGCACTCTCGACTGCGCAAACTGCTATTACTGCAATTAAGGCCCAGACTGATCTGCTGAGCTTCTTCCAGGGAATCCTGAAAGCAGCGCCGATGTTTGCTACCGGTACTGCTCAGAGCTCGTTCTTAGTGATGACGACTTTGGATGCGGGCGCAAGTGCGGTTGACAATGCCTACATTGATTGTTGGGTCTGGGTGGTAGCAGGAACCGGTGTTGGTCAAATCAGGCGCATTAATAGCTATACCGGTTCTACTAAAGTGGCCATTACAGATTACGTCTGGGATACCGATCTTGATGCGACATCCAAGTACATCATTCTGCCGATAGCAGGACAAGATGTAGCAGCTTGGGACAGAACCAGTATAACTCCCCTGATTAGCGGGCGGATTGACGCTTCGGTGGGAGCCTGGAAAGGCGCAGTTGTTGCGGATATTGTTGGGACTGGTAGTTGGGGCGGTCTAGTTCCTGCTGCAATGTCAGTACAACAAGGTACCGTGGTTGCAGCGGGCACTGATACTTTTGCAGTAACATTGGCAGCTGCGGCCTCTATAATTGACGATTATTACAAAGATTGTCAAATATGGCTAATGCACGGAACTGGTGCAGGCCAAGTGCGTCGCATTTCGGGTTATATAGGGAGTAGTCAATCTGCAGTGGTAGACGTTCCATTTGTTACTGCAGCGGACAGTACTACATATTACATTATTTTACCTGGTGGAACCGTTGATGTAAATGGGTGGGTGGGGGACAACATCAACTCCTCGACTGACCCGGGCAAGCCTGATGTCAACGTGGTTGATATGGACTCTAACGTTATTGGTGCCGCTCAATTGCAGTCGAATACGATTACAGCGGCTAAAATTGCTACAGATGCAATCACTGCTGCTAAGATTGCTGCAAATGCCCTGGATGCCGTGTGGTCAACTGCAACGCGCATCCTGACTGCCGGGACCAATATCGTGCTGGCTAAGGGTGTCGGAGTAACTGGCTTCAATGACCTGAGTGCTGCGCAGGTCAATGCCGAGGCCGACACTGCCTTGGCTGACTATGATGGTCCAACGCATGCCGAACTGGTATCTGAAATTGATGATGTGCAGACCGACGTAGCTGCGGTGGCGACTGATGTAGCTGCAGTTGCAACTGCGGTTGCAGCGGTTCAATCTGATACTAACGATTTGCAGACGCGTGTGCCAGCGGTTTTGATCGGCGGACGCATCGATGCCTCAATTGGGTCTGTACAAAGCGATGTTATTGCAGAAGCAGGCGTCAATGGGGACTTGAATACTTATCAAGCCCGGATCGATGTTGTGGACGACAATGATTCTAGTGTTGATAGATACATGGTGTGTTGGTTCCGTAATGGAATGCCAGTGCTTTCGGGAATTACACTTCCAACCATGCGAATCTACAAATCAGACGGCACCGATTTGGTGGGTACATCTGCTATGATCGAGAATGGAACAGAGCAAACGTTCCACCATTTCGTGTCCCCGCCAGATCGAATGGTGGACGGTGAGGCGTATATTGCCTTGGCCACGGCAACTATTGATGGTGATAATCGCAGTTGGTTACAGATTGTAGGACGTGACTCTTAATGTTCCCGCGCAGATGGGCATTCGACCCATTTGTAGGGTCATCAGTACGGGCTGCTAGGAGTGACATAGATCTCGTGCTAGTAATATCGATGTCTATGGAAATGGAAATACACGCAGAAATTCTGGGTGATGCCGACACCACTCAAGCTCAATTTATGATTAATCCGTACATGACTCCTATCCAAGAGCCCATTGATATAGAACTGGTAATGGACTGGCCGTTTATTGCGGCCGCTTCGCTTGTGCAAACTGAGACAA